CCAGCTCGAGCCGGATGCCGCCGTCCACGTTCGTGTTGACCTGCAGCGGCATGGCCTTGTTGACCATCGCGGCGAAGATCTGGCGATCGCCCAGGCTGCCCTGCGCCCGCTCCACCAGCCAGCCGGCTAGGCCCTTGGGGTGGCAGTCCTTGGCCGCCATCTCGACGGCCTCGCGGATGGTGCGCGTGACGCGGTTGGGCTGGCCCTTCTGCCGGCCCATCGGGACGGGCGCCCCCGTCAGCGGGCTCCGGCCGCGCGGCGCCGCCTGATCCTCAGATTTCGCACGCACTTTCTGTGGGGCGACCTCAGCCTGATGTTGCGTTTCCATCATGTCTACATTTTCGCACTGAGCGCGCTCACGCCGGACAGCCCGACGTAACCCGCCAGGACGTACCAGGCCCAGTGGTTGGCCAGGACCGCGATCGCGACCGCCGCCACGAGCAGCACCCACCCATAAGACCAGCACTCCTTCTGCAGCCTCACGGCCGACGTCTGCCAATCGAAATACATGCTCAATCCCCTTTCAGTTGCCTGTGCACACGCTGCACGTGCACGCGCTCCCCACACCCCTTACAGAGCGAGTGCGCGTGCAGGTGCAAAGCCCCCTTTTTGAGGGGCTTTTGCACCCACCTGCACGACCATGCACATGCACTGCACGTGCACTGCGCGTGCATAGCGCGTGCAGCCTCATTCTCGGACCCCGTGCCACATCGCTGGGGCTCCAGAACCCTGAGCCGCCCGCAACCTTCCCGGCTCGGTCAGCACCACGCGCTTGGCCTTGGTCCGGTTCTCGCGGACGTACTCGACCTCCTCCAGCAGCCCATCGCGCTGCAGCTCGAACAGCATCGAGAAGAAGTCCCGCCGCTCGATCCGCGGGAACTCCTCGGCGCCCCGCAGCGCCAGCCAGGCGTTGTTGTTGGCCTGCGCGGACATGCTCAGGCGCTGCCCCGCCTTCTCAGCGTCGGCCAGCAGTCGAATAATCGCAGCGCGTTGCGTGTTGCGCATCAGAGCGGCCGCAGCAGCCTGGCCAGGGATGGTCCCGAAGCGCTTGAACGTCTTGCTGCCCTGATCGAACTCGACGCGCAGCTCGTCCTGCAGCGGGCCCAGGTTGCACTTCTCGTGGCGCACGGTGACGACCTGGCCATCGCGGACCATGGCCCAGCGGCTGCGCGCTGAGTTGTTCCAGGCCGTCGACCCGCTGAAGGTGCTGTTGGTGTCCTGGCCGGCGCCTTGGCGCACGCTGGCCTTGTCGACGTGGGCCAGCAGCAGCACCGCGGCCCGGGTGACGTGGGCGATCAGATTAAGGGCCCGCATGAAGCCCCGCACCGCCGTCCGGTCGTTCTCGTTGTCCGCGAACACGTCTGACGCGTTGTCGATCACGATCACCTCGGCGCGCGTGCGCACGGCGGTGTCGGCCAGCCACTGCATGCGCTCGGTCGGGTGGCCATCGCGCCACAGGACGCAGTCGGCCTGGGTCAGGTCGTAGACGGCCATGCGCCCGGCCAGGTCACGCATGGCCACGCCCTGGTCCTGGCAGATGTTGGCCACGCGGAAGTGCACCGTGCGGGCCTCGTCCTCGCCTGACAGCACCAGCACCCGGCTCTGCTTGGTGTCGATGCCCATGAACTGCTGCCCGGTGGCCAGCGACACGCCGAGCTGCAGGCTGAGGTTGGACTTGCCCACGCCACCGTTGGCGGCCAGCAGGGTGACCGTGCCCTCGGGCAGCCAGCCCTCAAGGCGCCAGGCCGTCGGCTCGGGCTGGGTGCCGGCCAGGTTGCCCCAGTCCATAGGCACCAGGTCACCGGGCTTACTTTCTGTCGGCACTTGTTCGTCATTGCCGAGGTTCAGGTTGACGGTGATGCTGGGCGGCTTGCGGTTGTCAGGCGCAAACTTCTCCGCGCTCTTGACCGCCCGCTCGATCTCGTCGTACCGCGACTGCCAGCGCCGGATCTCCTCCTCGGGCCCGGTGGGCTTGACCTGGTGCATCAGGTCGCGCAGGAACTCGACCGCCGCGCCCGGGAACATGCCGTTGCTGACCAGGCTGGCGGCCAGCCGCGTGATCGACTCGTGATAGACCCGCTCGCCCACAGGCGCCGTCAGCCCCGCGATCATCTCGCCGGCGTGCACGCCCTGCCCTGGCGTTGATGCAGATTTAGTGGTCTGCGCATCAGACGCCGCGCGCAGGTTGTCCAGGTCGATCCCGATCGCGTGGCAGGCGTCCTCGAGGGACCAGCGCACGCTCGGGCGCCAGGTGTCCAGCTGCACCGCCCACTCGCCGGCTGCGCGCGGTTTGGTGTTCTGCCCAACTGGCAGCCGGACATAACGCACCGCGTTATTACCGGAGCGGTCAGCCTTGATGAACCCCCGCGTGGCCAATGCCTGCATAAGTAGATCTACGAGCTGCCTATTCCGGGCATCGGGGTCATCAAGGTCAATCAAGATGCCGACCTGGAACTTGCCCGGGCTGGTCTGGATCGCGTAGCTGTAACCCTGCAGGTCCTGCAGCTGAACGTCGTCCAGCACCAGCACCGCAAGCCGAACGAATGAATCCTTGCGTCTGACGATCTCGCCGTCCTCGGTGGCCGCGAGAACGGCAGTGCAGAAATACGTGTTGTCTTGCCCGCTGCGATCAATGAGAGCCGCCTGCTGCGGCGTTCCCTTGTAGAGCCGCCCGGCCCACACGGCCGGCGGTGCGTTGCTGGGGTCTGCGCGGAACGTGCACACCCATCCGTGTGTGCCCTCCACGAGCTCGCCGTAGATCTCGGCCAGGAAGTCGCTGTTGGTCATGGTTGGTGCTCCGACAACCATGGCTACACCTCAACGGCTACCAGCTCCTCGATCTTGATGCGCACTTTCTTGTCGCGCGCAATCTTCATCAGCTCCGGCCAGTGCCGCTGCGGGATCTGGCCCCCAGTGCCCTCTGGCCGCGGCTGGCACCAGCGGCTGAGGGTGCTCTTGTCTAAGTTCAGGCGCTCAGCGACCTCGGTTTTGCCGCCCAGGCGCTGGATGACGTCATAGGCCGGGGACAGGGTATGGATCGTTGGAATTGGCATTTGCACTCCGTGATGTTGTTGCCGCAATCTTGAGGCTGATCATTGTATGAGGTTGACGCAACATGGAGAGACTGCCACTATCTAGTCCCTGTTGATTAAGAAGCGGCTCTTTCGCTTTGCGTAGCTATGAACACACAATGGTTTCGTGATCGGCTTGCCGACAAGAAGTTGTCGCAGAGAAGGTTGGCGAAGATGTTGGAACTTGACCCAGCAGCGGTGTCCCTCATGTTCAGAGGCATGCGCCGTATCACGCCCCACGAGGCGCACCAGATCTCGGTCATTCTCGGCGTGCCCTTGAACGAGGTAATGCGCAACGCCGGCATCGAGGTGACCGAGGACGTCAGGCGCTGCCCCGTGGCCGCGCACGTGGATGAGCACGGTGTGGTTACGACAATGCCACCGCGAACTCACGACGACGTCATTGGCCCTGGTGACTGTCCTGTTGGGACGTTCGCAATTCAGGTGCGGTCGCACTCGAGCACCAAGGATGGGTGGCTGCTGTTCTTGACGCCGGCCCAGGTGGCGCCTGCAGAGAACATCGACCAGCTGTGCCTGGTGGCCACAGGCGACGGCCGGCAGATCCTGGCCGTAGTGCGCCGCGGCTACCGCCGGGACACGCACAACCTGATCATCTGGCCCTCCAACGAGATGATCTCCGACGCCTCGATCGTCTGGACCTCCACGGTCCTCTGGATCAAGCCCCTGTATTGACCTGATCGGGCCTAGGGTATATCCCTAGTAAAAAGTTTGTGTTGGTATTGAGAAAAGCCAAACATGGAGATATAGTCACTCCATCGCAACACGAACCGGAGCCCGAACATGATGCTGAAATTTGATTCTCTTGTGTGCCTTTGGGACTTCGCCATTGCTGTCGGCACCAAAGAGAAAAGCGTCGTTGACGCCCTGCTTAATGACGGAATGCGCGTGCTTGAGCTGAACATTGAAGGCGACAAAGCTTTCTTTGCAGACAAGGCTGATTTGTCAGCGTACATCGCTCGCAATGCGAAAGTCCTCAACCAAGGCACCAGTGCCTGACACCCCTCCCCCGGTCTGGCCCTTCCCCACCTACAAGGGCCGGCCTTACAAACCGCCCCGGCAACCAAAGCAGGACCCCTTCAAGAAGTACCCGCCGGCTCCCTTCTGACCCACGACAGGACCCACACCATGCTTCGACCCTCTCACTTCCGCACGCCCCGCACCATCCACGAGGCCTGCTTCACGGACTGCAGCTACATCTACCGCACGCCTGGCGAGCGCCGCATCGCCAAGGCCACCGACGTCGCAGTGGCCGTTAGCCTGGGCCTAGCGGGCGCGGTGACGCTGTTCTATTGGCTCAGTCGTTGAGCCACTGTGATGCGATTCTGGCAACTCATCAACAGGAGCACAACATGAGCATTGAATTCCAACCCCTCGAGGAGTACCGCAAGTCGCTGCAGAAGTTTGACTGGCTGTACGACTACAGCGACGACCACGCCTTCTGGGCTAAGTCCAAGAAGGAATACGACCGCCTGTGGGACCAGGCGCGCATCAGCGACGACCACCGCAAGGTGTGGGACGAGGAGCAGCGCCGCCGCAAGGAGGAGATGGAGCAGCGCGACGCGCAGATCAGGGCTCGCGTGCGGGCCAATAACGAGATCAACGACTGAAGGCCAGCACCATGTTCGACCTTGTATCCACCCGACCAGGCGTCGACCCGCAGACGGCCGCATGCGCCCGCCTGCTTGAGACAGTGATTGCAGACGCTATCGACCAGGCGCGCACGCCGATCAATCAGCGCGAGATCAAGCGCTACCGCAACGTCGACAACCAAGACCACCACCCCGGGCTAAGCATCTGGTTTCTGTTCGACGACGAGTCGCCGTTCAGGGAGTACGCGCACCTCATCGGCCTAAGCGCTGACGAGACGCGACGAGCACTGCTCGACGACCGCACGCTGGATGACCCGATCAGGCCGCTGTTCTCCTACCGCGACCGCTACGTCATCCAGCTCCGATACCGCATGTACCAAGAGCAAAAAGAGCTTGAGCAGAAGGGCGCCCAAGCATTGCAACAAACCGAGGAACACTCACATGGCCTTTGACCTTTCATCCATTCGCCGCACCAAGCGCCTGCGCGCGCCCAAGATCGTCATCGCCGGTCCCGGCAAGATCGGCAAGACGACGTTCGCCGCCAGCGCGCCCAGCGCGATCGGCATACTGACCGAGGACGGCGCTGACGCAGTTGACGCGGCCGCCTTCCCCCTGGCCACCAGCCTGGCCGACGTCTACCAGGCCATCAGCACGCTGCTCAACGAGGAGCACGACTACCAGACGGTGTTTCTCGACTCGCTGGACTGGCTGGAGCCGCTTGTACACACGCATGTGTGTACACAGAACAAGTGGGCCACGATCGAGGCCGCCGGCTACGGCAAGGGCTACATCGCCGCGGCCGAGGAGTGGCGCACGCTGCTGCAGGGTTTCGAGGAGCTGCGCGCTCAGCGAAACATGGCCGTGATCTTGATCGCGCACGACAAGATCAAGCGCTTTGAGTCACCGCTGCACGACGGGTACGACCAATACGTGCTGAAGCTCCACGACCGCGCCGGCGCCCTGGTGCAGGAGTGGGCCGACGTCATTGGCTGGGCCAACTACCAGATCGTCACCACCGAGTCGGACGCCGGCTACGGCAACAAAGAAACCAAGGCCCGCACAACGGGCAAACGAATCCTTCACGTCGAGCCGCACCCTGCCCACATGGGCGGCAATCGATTCGGCCTGAAGAACATGCCCCTCGACTGGGAGGCATTCGCCGCGGCTGTGTCCGCATCTCAAAACGCCTAAACCATAAGGAACTGGAACCATGGCAACACTGAACTTCAAAGCATCTGAAATCCAATTCGAGGAGCGCGCCCCTAAGACCTTCGATCCGCTGCCCGCGGGCGACTACGAAATGATGATTACCGCGTCGGCCAGCAAGCCGACCAAAAGCGGCAACGGCGAGTACCTGGAGCTTGAGATGCAGGTCATTGGCGGCGAGCACTCGGGCCGCCGGCACTGGGAGCGTCTGAACTTAAACAACCCCTCGCAGCAGACGGTGAAGATTGCCCAGGAGCAGCTGGCCCGCCTGTGCATGGCGCTGCACTTGGACAACGTCAAGGACAGCAAGGAGATGCACGACACGCCCTTTATTGCTGAGGTCGGCATCAACAAGAAGGACCCGACGAGCAACGTGATCTGGGGCTACCGCGCGGCCGTCGATGCCCCCGCGGCTAAGCCTGCAGCACCGGCCAGGCCGGCACCGGCTGCTGCCACCGCAAAGTCAGCACGTCCTTGGGGTTGAGCATGAGCAACAAACAACATTCCGCACCTGTTGAGGAAATGACAGCGTATGTGTACGACGACATCACCTACGTGCCAAAGTACGGCGAGCCCTTGGTCTACGTCGGGCCCGGCTATCCAAGGCGAAGCGCCAAAACGTACACAGAGTACGAGCTGATCGAGGCCGGCGCCGTGGCCACCAAGCTGATGCTGTGGCCGCGTGAGGAGGAGCCCGTGACGGTTCCTGTAGGGGCTTGAACATGGCGGCGCTGCCTGAAGATCCTCACACCACCAGCGCCGCGATCGTGCGGTGGTATGAGAGCAAGCCGCAGGAGCACCGTCCCCACATGGGGGCCAGCCTGATCGGCCACGTCTGCGACCGCTACATCTGGCTGACATGGCGCTGGGCCATGAAGCCGGAGTTCAAGGGCCGCATCCTGCGCCTGTTCAACACCGGCGTGCGTGAGGAGTCGCGCCTGATCGAGGAGCTGCGCGGCATCGGCGCCGAGGTCTGGGACACCGACCCGGCCACCGGCGACCAGTGGCGCGTGAGCACATGCAACGGGCATTTCGGCGGCTCGCTGGACGGCGTGGCCAAGGGCCTGCCCGAGGGGCCCAAGACGCCGGCGGTGCTGGAGTTCAAGACCCACAGCAACAAGAGCTGGAACGAGGTCGTCAAGAAGGGCGTGCAGGCCGCCAAGGCCCAGCACTACGACCAGATGACGGTCTACATGGGGCTGATGGACCTGGACAGCGCGCTGTACATGGCCGTCAACAAGGACACCGACGACGTCTACACCGAGTGGGTCCACTTCAGCCGCGAGCGGTTCGACCAGCTGATCGAGCGCGCCCAGCGACTGCTCGACTCACCGGCGCCGCCGTATCGCATCAGCACGAAAGCAGATCATCCCGAGTGCAAATACTGCTCGATGTGGAAGGTTTGTCACGGTGGCCAGGCCGGCGAGCCCAACTGCCGCACCTGCTGCCACTCGACGCCGATCCACGACGCGCAGTGGCGCTGTGCGATGAAGGGTGAGCTCATCTTCGACGCTGAGCAGCGCGCTGGCTGCAACACGCACCTGATGATCCCGGGCCTGCTGCCCTACGCGGAGCCGGTCGACGGTGGCGAGAACTTCGTCGTGTACCGGCACACCGAGACGGGCAAGCTGTTCACGAACGGCCCTGACGGCTGCAGCGACCAGGGTCCGGTGTTCTCAAGCAAGGAGCTGCACCGCTGCCCCGGCTCGCTGATCGGCGAGATGTCGGAGTTCAAGGACCACTTCCCTGGCGCCAAGATCACCAGCGGCGAGGTGTTCGCGCCCAAGACCGTGGGCTCGATCATGGACATGGAGTCGGACGACCTGGACGCGATCCCGACGAAGCCGACGACCAAGGCGCAAAAGGAAGCGGCCGCCAAGCGCTCGCGGACGGCCAAGGCAATCATGGAGGGCAAGGTATGAGCAATCAGCCGTTAGCGTGGCGTTGGCTGGATACCGCCGTGTTTCGCAGGCGTCTGCCAAAAACTGCAGAGCCTGGAGCATGGAGCCCTGTCCACGACGACACGGCACTGCTGAAGCGGGCGCTGAATGCGTTGACTGAGCTGGAGTACGGCTACACCGACAAGTCGGTTGCAATGGCAACAGCAGCGATCGCCGCGCTGCGCGAACGGTTGGAGGTGAGGACATGAGCTGCACCGGACCATGCAACCAGGGCCGCAAGCCCTGCCCCACACCCGAGGCCTGCGAGAACGCGACTATCGACGGCGGCATGGAGCTGCTGGGCATGCTCGCGATCTATTTGATGGGCGTGGCCACGGGCACCCTTTTCACCATTCTGCTGTTTTAAGTGATGAGCTATTCACAAGCTATTGAGTCGATCCGATCGCGGTGCGAGGAGATTGGTGATTGTTGGGAGTGGCAGATGGCCCTGCAGCAGCGCAGCCGCTCGCCGGTGATGCGCTACCAGGGCAAGCACATGTGCGTGCGCCGCGTCGTGGCGCTTGCCCTGGGCCACAACATCGAGGGCAAGGTCGCCACCTACAAGTGCGGCAACAACCTCTGCGTCAACCCCGACCACATCGTCGTGATGACCAAGACGACGCTGCAGAAGCGGACCAACAAGGTCAACGTGCAGTACATGCACCCGACCAGGCGCCAGCGCGTGGCCGCGGCCAGGCGTGCCAGCGCCAAGCTGTCGCCGGAGATCGTGCAGAAGATCCGCGAGGACACGCGAGCGCAGCGAAAGATCGCCAGCGACTACGGCATCACACAAACCACCGTCAGCCGCATCAAGCGCGGCGAGATGTGGCGCGACTACACAAACTCATTCATTCAGCTGTTCAGATGAAGTGCCCGCACTGCGAAGCCTGGACCGAGGTGCGCGAGACACGACAGCGCACCGATGGCACCAAGCGCCGGCGCTACGAGTGCGCGAACCTGCACAGGTTCACCACCGTCGAGCGCATCGAAGAAACAAAGCGCGGCCCCCTACCGCGTCAGAAGGACCAAGCAACATGAGCCAGTACATATTCGGCATCGACCCAGGCGCCAGCGGCGCGATCGCCATCATCAGCTCCGACACCGGCAAGCTGATCGACGTCATCGACATGCCGGTCACCGAGCTCGAGGTCGGCGGCAAGACCAAGCGACGGGTGTCGCCTGTGTTCCTGCAGTCCGAGCTCGCGTTCTATGCCGACGACGCCCGCGCAGTGGTCGAGTTGGTGAACGCGATGCCTGGCCAGGGCGTCACCTCCATGTTCGCGTTTGGCGAGGCCCTGGGGATCGTCCGCGGCGTGCTGGCAGGCATGAAAGTGCCGGTGGACCTGGTGACGCCGGCCAAGTGGAAGCGCGACTTAAAGCTCAACCCCGGCAAGGACGGCGCCAGGGCCATGGCCGCCAATCTTTGGCCCGACAAGGCCGATCTGTTCAAGCGCGCCAAGGACGACGGCCGGGCTGAGGCGGCGCTGATTGCTCATTGGGGTAGGTCAAGTCCCTAGTTTTGTGCCAGGAAATACTGTTGACAGACCCCTATGCTGTTGAGACAATCTCACCACAACAACACAGCAAGGACCCACGACATGACCCTCAAACTCCGCAACGACACCTATTGGATCGACGTCCAGATCAACGGCCAGCGCATCCGCGAGTCGCTCAAGACGACTGACAAGAAGCAGGCCCAGGCCCTGTACGACATCCGGCGCGCCGAGCTCTGGCAGGGCCGCATGCTCAAGGCCAAGCCCAAGAAAACCTTTCGTGAGGCCTGTGCCCGCTGGACGGTGGAGCGCGCGCACAAGAAGTCGATCCAGGAGGACAAGGACAAGATCAACTTCTTCCTGCCGAAGCTGGGCGATCGCCAGCTGTCCACCATCACCCGCGACGACATCGAGGAGATGCTGCCGCAGGACGTCAAGCCGGCCACCCGCAACCGCTACCGCGCTTTCATCCGCGCCGTGCTACGCGCGGCCGAGCGCGAGTGGGAGTGGATTGACCGCGCGCCGGTGCTGCGCACTGAGGCCGAGCCCAAGCGCCGCGTCGCGTTTCTGACACGCGAGCAGGCCGAGGTTTTGGTCGACTCTCTACCAGAAAAGTACCGGACTCCAGTCCGTTTCGCTTTGCTCACCGGGTTGAGAAGATCTAATGTTTTTAACCTTACCTGGGACAAGGTGAACTTGAACGCCGGGCGAAACGGCATGGTGATTATTGAGGCTGACGAGGCCAAGGCCGGCCAGCGCATCTTGGTGCCCCTGAACAGCCAGGCCAAGGCGATCCTGGCCGCCCTGCCGGAGCCGCACACCGGCCGCGTATGGGGTGATCTCACCCGCGTCTGGTGCAACACCTGGAAGGCCTCGTGCAAGCGCGCCGGCGTGCCTTGGCTGCGGTTCCATGACCTGCGCCATACCTGGGCCAGCTGGCACGCGATGGCCGGGACCCCGCTGTCGGAGCTGCAGGAGCTGGGCGGCTGGCACTCGCCGCAGATGGTGCAGCGCTACGCGCACCTGTCGCCGGAGCACCTGGCCGCGGCGGCCGAGCGGGTCACGCTGTGAGGGGGATGGGGTGGCTGATGGGGCTCGAACCCACGACCACTGGAATCACAATCCAGGGCTCTACCAACTGAGCTACAGCCACCTCTGACTGCTTGGAATGGCACAAAAACGGCACATTCCTGAATTTTTAACCCTGCGGCGCCTTATAAATCAACAGCTTAGCGAGACAAAGTACCGGTATCACAATCGGAATTGACAATCCTAACCTATTGATTGAGCGTTTCTCAGCGTTGAGTGACGCATGCCGTGTCACGTTTGTGCGGCACAAAAGTGGCACAAAAAAATGCCCCGGCTGAGCGGGGCAAAACCTCGTTGTGGCAACTGCGAGGTGTTCTATCTTGTCGCCAGGACGTACAGGCCGACGTTGCTAAAGGCGTAGCCCGCGTACACCACGCACATGGGCAGGTTGCCCTTCAGGCCCTGCTCCACGGCGATCCAGGCGTAGATGGCGCCTGTCAGCGCGATCAGCCAGCTGCTCATTGACGCGAGGACCTGGCGGCCAGCTTGCGCCGGATTTCTTCAGCCTCCTCCTCGGCCACCGGCTCGGCAAGCTGGAACAGGGTGCCGTCCTCGACCATCTTGTGAAGCTGCGCAATCATTTCCTGCAGCTCCTCCTGTGTGCCGTCGAAGTCGTCAAAGCACCCGGGCGCGAATTCGATCTGGGGTTTCTTCTCGCTCATGGTCAATCGGCAAACAGCCGCCCTCTGAAGTAAGCCCGCCCATCGTCGCGCACGGCGCAGAATTCAGGGTGCAGCAGCACCCCCTCCTTCCACGTCAGCACCGCGAACCCTGACTGCCAGTTGAACCCGGGCTTGCCCAAGCGGTAGTCGAACTCCTGCTGGTCGTCATCGGCCAGCATCCCCGTCTTGATGCCGTAGTGCGTGCCCTTGAAGCCCTTGTGCGCTTTGCAGCCTAGCTCATGGGTGTGGCCGGTCACTGTGTGACAGCCACCCTTTAACACGTCGTTCCAGCCGCTATGGATGCCCGCGTGCCAGTCGTGGATGATGACCATGTCGTCGTTGACGTCGATGCGGTCAGAGTCCATCCACTGCGGCAGGTGGTCGCGCAGGGTGAACCCGGCAATGCCCTCGTACTGGGGCACCATCGACGACAGCCGCGACTCAAACCGCGCGCAGTGGTTGCCGTAGGTGCGGAACAGGTGCGTGCCCGGCACGATCGCCCGCTCGATGTCGCCGGTGCGCTCCAGGACCGCCTCGAGCTCCTGCTTGACCGTTGGGGCCTGTTTCCAGCGGATCCTGGGGTGCCGGCTGATGCTGCCGCCGTCCAGGATGTCGCCGTTGAGCACCACGGCCTTGACCTCGCGGCCAAGCTCGGTGATCAGGTTGCACAGGGCCTTGTGCGCCACCGGGATCACGCCTGGCGAGTAGTGGGCGTCCGAGCCCACCAGCACCACCCCCTCGTGAATCTCCAGCCGGTTGACGTCCCGGCGCGAGGACATGATCGCCCGCAGGGCCGTGGGGTCGTGCTTTTGCGCCTTGGGACTGTTGGCCACCAGGGCGATGCCGTGGCGCTGCTCGATCGATTCGCGCCGCAGGTAGATGGCGCGAACGCTTAAGCCGAGCTGCTCGCTCAGGCGTGCTGGCGAGCCGCCGGCCGCGTGCCAGGCTGCAATGAACTGCTCATCCCTTTTCTTGCTGGGGTAACCCATCGACCGCTCCAAACAGGACCACCTCAAGCACGTTGATCACCCCGTGCTCTGCAGCCTCAAGCTGCTCGGGGGTTGCGCCACGGTCCTGTGCAGTAGCGATCAACTCGTAGAGAAAGACATGCAGCACCTCATGGAGCGCCGTCTGAGAAAGCGACTGTTCGTTGATGGTCGTCGCACCGAAGTCGCCAAGTCGGTACGTGGCCAGCTTGGCCTGGTCGTTCATAAACACCGAGGCCATGGCATCAGTTGCCGGCCGCTCGCCGCGCTCCATGCGCCAGCGATGCAGCCCCAGCACTGCTTGCCAGTGCTTGATGTATTGGTCGAACTGCTGGGCTTGTTCGCGGGTGGGGGCGTTTACTGCTTTTGACACACGCCCCTCACGTAAGCCTGCAGTCCTATGACCTGCGCCGCCAGTCGGTCAGCATCTTCTGCCACTCCAACAAGAGCTGATGCACACGCTCCGAGTAGCTGCCCTTCAATGGTTCCAGCATCAGCTCGGATGGGGGTGGCGGGAGCTTGGGGGGCGGCACCACGGGCGGCGAGCTGGTCGCGCAGCCGGCCAAGCTCAGCGCGAGCACCAGCAGCGGCAGCCTCAGCCTTGCGTTTGTCTTGCACATATCTGTCCTCCAGCTTCTTGCGCTCGGCCACCAGCTCCTGCTCGCGCTCGCGGGCGGCCTTCTCTGCGGCCAGCTCCTTGGCCTGGTACTCAGCGCGCACGGCCTTCTTGCCGTTGGTGTAGGCCTTCCAGTGCGTGCCGGCCAGGACGACCAGCACAATGGCCACGATCACGAGCCGGATGTACATAGTCGGTACTCCTGCTGCCGCCTGATCGTCAGGCCCCGTAGTGGTTGCCCCTTGAATTTGTCCCAGCGCAGGATCTCCGCGCAGGCGCCGGCGTAGTCCTCGGCGTTCAGCTTTCGGACCAGGGTGCTGCCGCAGAACGCGGTCGGGCCGATGTTGTAGGACAGGCTGATGTAGGCGTCGTACTCAAACTGGTGCAGCGGCACCTTGACGCATCGTTTGAGGGCGCCCTCGTACTTCTGGACGTCCTGCAGGGCCCTGGCTAGGGCCTTGGGAGGGGTGATCGTGTCGCCGGGCTTGACGCCCTCGGTGGTCCCGAATCCGATCGTCGGAACGTCACCTGGGACCGGTGTGTAGGCCCGGTCGCTGTAGCCCTCGTGAAGCGCGATGCCGACTAGTGCTGTAGCACTTAGTGCTAGGCCGGCGAGCTTCACGCGGTCCATTTAATCCTCGTCGCGCATTCGCTTGTCGTGCTCGGCCTGGCGTCGCTTGTCCTCTTTGTGCTTGTAGAACCAGTTGACGCCGAGGCCGACGATACCGATGCCGAGGCCGGCCAGCATTCCGAATTCAGAGGAGAGGAACCATGCCACCACGCTGGCACTTGCGCCGGTGTAGGTCGCTTTGCTGCCCGCGGCCGCCAACGTGGCGTCGAGTGTTGCGTGATCTGCTGACACAGCTTGCTCCTCAGTCGTCTGACGGCGCAGCATCTGGCGCCTCCTTGGGGATCTGCTGCTCGGCCTGCGCGCGGATCTTGGCCGCCAAGGGCCAGATGTTGGTGCTCGTGGGCTGCGCACCCATCAAGTCCAGGACCAGGTTCACCTCGCGCAGGTCTAGCTTCAGGTCAATTTGCATGCGAATCTCCGTGGGCGTCGTGGGTGTTGGGTTTTGCTTGTTGTATAGCGATTATCTCACCGCTTCACTCGTAAATCAGGTTGATCGTGCCGCCGTCGAATGTCCCCGAGCTGTGCACCGACAGCTTGACGCTGGTGAGCTCGCCGCCCAGGGAAACGTCCCCGGAGCTAAAGCACAGGCGGCCGGTCGACGCCTTTAGGCTGGTGGACATGACCCAGACGTTGGTATCGATTTCGGCCAGGTCGATGACGCCGGAGAAGGTGTCAGAGTCGGCCACGCTGAACGCGGGCATGAAGCCGATGTTGTCGAAGCCGGTTGTCGGGTAGGCGTTGTTGGTGACGCTGGCAACGGTTGAGTTGTAGCCGCTGCCGACGTACCCGCCCGAGGTGCCGAGCTGGACGCGGAACCAGGCGTTGCTGCCGCCCGTCACCGACACGTTGCGCAGCACCAGCTTGATCTTTTTGGGCCACGCCGGCAGGCCGGTGAACTCGTAGTTGTTCTGGCCGTTGGTCGTGACCGCGGTGGAGCGGGCGCATGCGCCGCCGGTGGCCAAGGGTCCGCCCGTGCTCACGGCTTGTGCAAGGATTGCTGGTGATCCCACTTGGGACTCCTTTCGATGTTCTGAAAGGGGCCCACGCGGGGCACCTCAGTTGCGTTTAGGAATTGTCGGCCAGGTCAGGCCTCTGCGGTTTCGATCACACCCTGGAACCAGCCACCTGCGAACGTCCTGCGGGGGTTGGCTGGCAGCACGACGTTGCTGGCCATCTCAGCCGGCAGCACGCCCTCGCGGAATCGCACGTTGAGATGCCACCCAGGCATCGGCACGGGCGGCGGCGGGTTCTCCGGGTCAGGGATCGGCTGCTCCTCGTACATCACGCCGATGACGTCGAAGTCGATGTTTGGCGCGGACAGGGCCTTGCTTTTGACCACGGGCGCAGGCGGCTCCTGGCCGGGCTGCACAGGCGGCTGCGGCTCGTACTCGTACTGCACCCACCCCTGCGCGTCAGCGGCGGCCCACCAGGCGGCCTCGTCGGGGAAAACCAAGCGGTAGTCGTTCATCTTGTTCTCCTTAGCTGGTCAGGGCCTGCAGGTTGGCGTTGGTCACGCGGATGGGGTAGTAGGCGATCTTGCGGATGGTGCCGTTAATCGCTCTTGACAATGCGTAGTTGCTTCCACCGCCGATAACAAGCGATGTTGTTACAGGCGCTACACCAACGCCGGTATTAAGTTGCACAGCGCCGCCTGAAGCAACAAACGGGTAGCTAGAAGTGGCGTAAGCAAAAACAATCTTGTTGGATAAAGTATCTGAAACACCTGAAATGTTTAGGTTTGCCAAATTAGTTCTATAACGCCAGCCAGCAGCAGAATCGCGGTGAACTGTCATGTTCAAACCGCCTGCACCTTCAAGCGCAACAATATTGGCGTTGTTACCAGCCCCATTACCAGAGGTCAGTTGAAACTCTGTGTACACCGTCCCCTCAGGTGCGCTATACCAACTGCTGAAGTTCGTCCCCGTCATGCTTGCCGCATCAGCGTTGCGCGTGACAGATGCCGCGACGGTGGGGATGTAGGAGGTGGCGAATGCGCCTGCTTCTAGTTGAGCGCCCCAGATGAAGAGGCCTGAGAAGCCGTTGCCGGTGTAGGAAGTGGTTGTGCCGCTTTGCACCAGAAAGAACTGAGCGACTTGTTGGTTTACTGGACTTGCATTTGACAGGCCAGTCGCGGTGCAGCGATACCAACCATTCCCCGCCGGAGTAATTGAAGCTGATGTGAAAGCCCCTGTGTTAGTGACAACAGTGCCAGCAGACAAATCAAATACAGCAGTCGAAAAAGAAGCCCAAGCGCTGCCAGAGCCGCCGATCTGGAATCTCGTTCTTTCTCCAGCTTTTGCGTAAACGCTTACTGTGTACGAGGTTGATGCAGCGAATGTTGCCAAATAATGCAGGAAGTGTAATCCGGTCGAAGTGTCCTCCACCAGTTTGTCTGCAGTGATTGCCCCGTCTGGCGCAGTCAATGTATTTGCGGAAACAGTACAAGCGTTCTTCACCCAAACCGCATTGTCAAATTCCTCACTCCGCAGCACCAAATTCGTCCTCTGCTCCTCAATCAGCAGACCCAGCGACTCATCCGTGATCGGGTTGTGATCGAAGCGCGCCACGCCTGACGCAGCGGTCATCAGCTGCGGGATGTAGTTGGTGATCGCCTGCGTGGTGGTTGCGGTGTAGGCGGTGACAGAGGAGCGCACCTCGATCTGAGCACCCCAGAGAAGGACGGTTTCTGTTCCAGCAGTAGTCCAGCTTTCGTTGTAAGCAGCAGTTGCAGAACTAATTAGAGCAAAGCGAACCGCGCTTATAGCTAACGGAGTGAAAACAAAACTGCAGCGATACCAACCATTTCCTGCATCTGTTATTGATGCAGTACCCGCTGCTCCAACCGTGCCAAGAGCGCCAGTAGATAAATTGAAATTTGCGTAGTTAATTGAGGCATTTCCTTGGAAAATTTGCAAAAAGCTGTGAGTACCGGCTTTTGCAAAAATAGAAATTACAATGGGCGCTCCAGAAACAGTTGTAGGTTGCTGAATGTTGTGTACAGACGTACTAGCAGATGCCGTTAATGTGTCCGCAGTTGTAGTGCCGTCAGGCGCAGAAGATGTGTTTGCAGTGACTGAGCAGCCTGTTTTCGTCCAGTCAGTGGTGTCAAACTCCTGTGAGCGCGTAAACAGATTCTCCTCAGCCTTCGCCGTCGTCACCCCGTCGTAGAAGGTGGCCGTGGTTGCTCGGGTGAAGGTGATGCGCGGGTCGAGCGCCTTGGTGTTGGCGAAATCAAGCAGCAGCGAGGGCTTGATCGAGGGGAAGTTGGTTGCGATGGCCATTGGTCACTCCTTGCTTGTTCTCAGCACTTACTGCCCAGCCCACCAGACGATGAATTCAATTTCATCGTTCAGTGCCGCGCCGGTCGTCAGCGTCAGCGTCGTGCTGTTCGTTTCGGTGTACTCAGTCGTGTAGAGCTTCACGCCGTTCTGGTAGACGTCGATGAACCCGGGCGTGTAGCCGCCGGTGATCGTGAACGCCGTCTGCCCTGCGGTGGCGAGCTGTCGCTGCGCCTTGCGATACGGCCGCGCCAGGTACGCCAGCGCGCCCAGGTACTGGTTGAGCGGGATCTCGTTGGCCGCGGTGCCGATGTCGGTCTGGTCGACCGGGTTGTTCACCGGGTTGAACGTCACCCACGCGGTGCCGGTCCACACCTTCATCACGTTGCCGACGCTGTTCCAGTACAGAGCACCCGTCAGCAGCGCGTTGCCGTCGTTGTCGACCGTCGGGTCCACCGTCTTGGCGCCCAGGTAGCGATCGTCGAACGAGTCGAAGCTGTTGGCCGCGTTGGTGGCCGACGTCGCAGCGCTGGAGGCGCTGTTCGATGCGTTGGTCGCGGAGGTGGAGGCCGATGCAGCGCTGTTGGATGCGTTGGTCGCTGACGTCGCTGCAGCCGCTGCAGACGCGGCCGCCGACGTCGCGCTGCCCAGGATGCTGTCGGTGTAGTTCTTGGTCGCGGCGTCCTGGGCGTTAGTCGGATCAGCCAGGCCAGTGATCTTGTTGGACCCCATGGCCAGGTTGCCCGACATCGTCCCGCCAGTCAGCGACAGCTTGCCGTTGAGCAGCGTGTCGGTCTGGGTCTGGGTGTAGGCGTCGGTGATGCCGTAACCGCTCAGGGTTGTGGGATTCGTACCAGCCGTGACACGACCATACAGGTCGACCGACACCGAGCGGTACGTCCCGGCCGACACGCCGGTCTGCGCCAGGTCGATCTCGTCGGCGCCCACAACGATGCGCGAAGCCGAGGCCGTGTTGACGTTCAGCGTGTTGCCCGACTTGGTCATGCCGGTGCCGGCCGTGATCTGGCCCGCGCCGGAGAACTGGTCGAACGTCACCGCAGTCACGCCCAGCGTGCCACCAGGGGCGATCGTGCTGACCCAGCCGCTGTTGTCGTTGACGGTGCCGTCCTCGACGAACACGAACGCGCTGACCAGCTCGTCCCAGGTGTTGGCGTCTGCTGAGCGCGACCAGGCGCCGGCAGCGGCCACGTAGATGCCGTTGTCGGCCGCGGCGCTCTGGTTCTTCACCAGCACCCGGTCGCCGGCGATCACCGACACCCCGTCAATCGTCTGCGCGCCCGACAGCGTGATGTTGGCCGTCGTGGCCGCGCGCACGCTGGCCTTCACGTCCAGGCCCTGCGCGACGCTGTCGACGTAGGCCTTGGTCGCCGCATCACCGTCAGCCGTGGGCGTTCCCAGGCCGGTGATCTTCTGGTTCGACATGGCGATCGCGCCTGTCATCGTGCCGCCGGTGGTGGCCAGGCGCGTGGCGACCTGCGTGTCGACGTAGCCTTTGTTGGCCGCGTCCCCGTTGTTGGTCGGGTTGGGCAGGTTGATGATGGTCGCCGAGCTGCCGGCGTCCATGTCCAGGATGCCGTTGATCGTGACGTTGTTGAACGTCGAGGTGCCAGAGTTGGCCGTCACGTTGCCCGTGACGTTGCCGGTCAGGTTCCCGATCACGTTGCCCGTCACGTTGCCGGTGACGTTGCCTGTCACGTTGCCGGTGAGGCCGGAGCTGGCCGACAGCGTGGTGAAGTAGCCCGCCGCCGGTGTCACGTTGCCGATCTGCGTGCCGTTGATCGTGCCGCCCGTGGCCGTCAGGGCGCTGGTGGTGATCGCGCCCGTCACGCCGCCGGTGGCCGTGATCGGGCCCGTGACAGCCAGCGTTGAGGCGAACGTCACCTGGCCGGTCACGGCCAGCGTGCCAGCGACCGTCGCGTTACCGGCAGCGGCCAGGACCTTGCCAGCCGGCACGGTCAAGCCGGTGGTGCTGAACTGGGCGGTGTTGACGCCCTGGATGGACATCCACAGCGAGCCAGCGCCCGAGCGGTACAGGCCGCTGTTGGTTTCGTTCAAGAACGCCAGACCAGGCGCGGTGACGTTGCCGTCAGCAATGCGGAACGGGGCCAGCATGCCGCCGGCGCCGGTGCGGCTCAACGAGTTGGTGATCTCGTTGGCCAGGTCCTCTAGCGTGGTGTTCGCCCAGGCAGCGTCGATTGTGGTGCCTGGCACCACAGGGTTGCCGGCCGGGAGGGTGTAAACACCCGAAAGGTTGCGGGGCATCTCAATCTCCCATCAATTCGTGTTGTACTGGACCGCTGCCTGCGCGGCGAACGGCTGCAAAATCTCAGCGATCGTCCGCGGATCACGAACCTGCATGATTTTCGCAGCAG